AGAAGTATCTTAATCGTCCACCGATGTCTGAGGAAGACAAGAACGATACTGCACTACGCACTAATATTGAAGCAGAAAAAGAGATTATCAGAACACAAGGCCAATTTAAGACAGCAGCCAGATCTTCTGGATCTGACACTCGTGGTAAGTCAACTATTAATAGAATATCAAATATTGGACAGCCAAGAAACCAGTTTGGTGTAAAATCTGCAAAAAGTAGATTTAAAGCTAATGACTATCTAAACAAAGCTATAGATAAGTACAAGTCTACAAAAAATTTGATATTAGAGGCGCTTAACGATACAAGTACTGACAGCACAAATATAGAAGAGTATTTTAGAGAATTTATAAAGACGTCACTAGATCTATCTAAAGAAGCAGTATGCGAGGCCATAGACAGAGGGTATACTAAAGCCAAGAGAGACTATGACCACCTGCATCCCGATGAAGATGTCGAGTTTGAAGAACTTGGATCTCGTGCAATAGATAGATTTTTTACAAACTATGTAAATAAGTCATTCTGGAAAGTACTAAATCCCTATAAAGATCAAATTATTGCTCTTTTAGCTAGAGATAGTGATAATAACGTAAATATAGTTTCTGCAATCAGTGTTTTGACTACTGCTGAAGAAGTTGTAAAAACTTTGATCAGAGATCAGGATATAACAGCAGAAAGATTTGGTTTTATTAAATTTGCAAAAAAAGTAGGTAGCAAAACTATTGACTTAGTAAATCCTGACACTGAAGATCGGACTCAGCTTGATATTAGTGAGATGGTCTATAGAAACTTCATTCCAACAGATCAAAATATTGATCATTACGTGAGTTTCTCCAAAGTTAAGGACAAAAACTGTGAACAAGATTAAGTTTAAAGATTCTGTAATACTTGAGCACCTCATAGGGGACTCCGCAAAAAGCGATGCCGCAGAGCTTTTGCGTAGAGACAAAAGTCCAAAGCTGAAGGTAGAAATTGATGCGACACACTCTGGTGTATTGATTAATAACAGAGTTTATCCAGGTCGCCACGTACAGCATGGATATAAGTCATTTTTCTCAAAAGCCAGAGGTGGCACGTCAGATTTTGATAAGCCTATATTAAAGCATCATGACTTATATGATGATCCTATCGGTAGAATTATAGATGCTAAGTATACTCAATTAAAATATGGAGAATCATTTGAACAGGACTTCCTAAGTCCTGATTCTAACGGAAGTAAGGGATCTGGAGTTGTTACCATTACAGGTATTATATCTGATCCAGATGCTATAAAGAAGATAGTAGATTCCCGCTTCTTAAGCGTGTCAGCAGGACACACATCACCTTCTGCCCTTTGCTCTACATGTGGCGAGTCCGTGCTTGATTGCGAGCACATGCCCGGTAGACGGTATGACCAAGACGGTGAATTAAACGAGGAGTCAGGTACTCCTTGTTACGTAATTACAGGGCCAATGACCTACCACGAGTGTAGTTTTGTCAATTTGCCCGCATCTCCACCGGCTAGACTAGTAAACTTTAGCTGGACAGACTCCAAAGAGTCTTGGAATAAAGATAGCATTATTACTACTCAAATCGCAGGTAAGAGAGAGTCGGTTCGAAATCTCATACTATGTGATGAAAGTGGTGAATTAAGTCTTTTGACCGGCAAGCACGATCTTGCCAATAAGAAGACAGTGATTGCAGTCAGCCATGCAATTGCGGACAAGCTCAAGCATAAAATGTCTTCTGAACAGCCTGCTAAGGTAGACGAGGCCAACGATGTCCGTCTTACTAATGCTGGATCTGGTTCTGGAGTTCAGAATGTGGAGCAAAATCTTGATAAGGCGAACAATTTAGATAATACATCTAAAGAGGAACAAGAAATGGATGCTAAGAAATTAGAATCTCTTGAGACGGAAGTCAAGAGCCTTACGGATCAACTTGCTGCTGCTAAGACCGAACTAGAGACTATCAAGAAGCAGGTCGAAGCTAAAGATGCTCAGATCCAAAGACTTACGACTGACTCAGCGAGCATTCAGGCCAAAATGACTAAGAGTTTAGCTCATACTTTGGCAAGTGTGCGCCTCCGGCTTAAGAAAGCTGACACTGTTGGTGTCGACTCTAAGGAAAAGACAGATGCCTATGTGGAGAGCCTCTCTAAGAGATCATTAGATTCTCTACAAGACTCCCTACAGGACATCATGAGCGAGCTTGATCAGCTTGGAGCTGATACAAAGCAAGAAACTAAGACAACGCCAGCGGCGGAAGTCATAGCTAAAGATAAGGTTTCTAACCCTACCCTTGCTAAGAAGGACAAGGTAGAAACAAAAAACTCAAAAAAGGGCAATGGCAAGGCTATTGACTCTGTTTTTGGAGACTGAGGATATAAAACATGGCAATTCGCGTCCCACGTGGGTATGACGTCTCTCGTCCGTACTACAACGAGCTTTGCGAAGGTCAGAGACCTGTCGCCGGTGCTCTAGCTAAGACTGCATGGACCGGTCTGGCGTACACCCGCATTGATCAGTTACACTATGATCCTATCGTTCTAGAGCCAGGTACTCTAGTTGGTATGGTAACCGGCGGTGCATCCGTTGGTCAATACACGTTAGTTCCCGCTACAATGGGTACTGGCTTAGTAGACGGTGGCCTTATTCAGGTTGGTGCAACCAACGATTGGGGTCTACCTACTGCTTCTGGTGACCACGCTGTCGGCATTGTTAAACCACTTGGTGTTGTTTATCAGCCTATATACAGCTTCATGCTACAGGCACGGTACACCAACTACACGCGCAACACAGCAGTTGGCGTTCTAACCGATTACGTCATCCAGGTTCCGGCTGTCAACTCTGACGAGTGGGCGATCGAGGCTGGCGATGCAATCATGCTCGGAACAGGTAAGCGTCACGGTGCGGCGTTTATGGCTCCAAGCCCAACCTATGCTACTCACACTGCAGGTTATCACTTGGCTGGTCGTTATGCGGCCGTTAAGTCTTATCCAGGTGGCTTAGCAAGCGTTGCTTCAACAGCTACCAACACGGTTCACCACATGGCTGACCGTATCGTTGGTCGTTGCTTACGCAAGGTCAAGCTTGGCATTGGTGGAAGCAGCACGTCACAAGGTGACGCTCTTGTAGATAAGTTGTCCGATTTTACTATCAACTCTACGTTTGATAATGAAGTTGGTTACCTCTCCAAGGTTCAAACAGTTCCTGGCTTAACCGGCCTAACTGGTACTGGCACGAAGGGTGTCCCTGGCTACTGGCTCGGCGCTCGTGCAGATGCAAACAAGGAATATTGGGGTCTGACCCTACTAATCCGTCTGTGATATAGGAGAAAAACATGGACGAACTTAATTTTGACGTGTTTGACAATGTCGAACAGAAAAAGGTTCTTGTAAAGCTAGCCGAGCAAGTAAGCAAAGCCAAGTCTGAAGATACGTCTGATGATCTTGGTTTTGAAGACAGTGAGCTAGTCAAGAAGGACCGTAAGAACCTTAACAAGGTTCGTAAGATCTGGTCTTCCAACGGCCGTTTAGGCGGAACGGACCAGAAGGTGTCTCTTGAAGAGTTGCTTGCGAAGGACGTAGAGGTTACCTCTATGATGAGAGATAACTTCTCTACAGACCTTCCAATGCTTATTCCACGTACTCTTAGTACTATCGTCAGAGAAGCGATCGAGCCAAATCTCGTTCTAACTCCTTTGCTCACGAGAATTAACTATAGTGCTGGAACAAGAGTCTCTTTCCCAACGTATGGCGCTCTAGCTAACGCTGCAGCAGACATCGCTGAGGGTGAAGAGTATCCAGAAGGCACCATGGAAATGGGTGGTCAGACCGAGTGTATCATCGGCAAGTCCGGTATCGCCGTAAAGGTGACGGAAGAGCAGAAACGGTACAGTCAGTATGACATCATCTCCATGAACATCAGTCAGGCGGGACGTGCTTTGGCGCGGCTCAAGGAACGGAAAGTTGCTGATCTTATCACAACCAACGGAACTACCCTGATCGATAATGATGCTGGTGGTACGTATCGTAGAACAACTGGTCGTGATGCGGCTGGTGCGTATAACGGTACTCTAACTCTAGACGACATTTTCAACATCTGGGCTGTTATGGTTAACACGGGATTCGTAATGAATACCTTAATCATGCACCCGTTTGCTTGGAAAATCTTTGCTGAAGAGGGTATGGCTCGCTTGTTTGGATTTACCCACAATCTTCCTGGTATGCTCTGGCAGCTTCCTGGTGGATCTCCTGGTAATGCTCCAGCCTGGCGCCAAACAGCTCTCAACCAGAATACATATGTAACTGATCCTCACAATGTCGCTACGACCTTCACAAAGGTTCCATCGATATTCCCAACTCAGTTCAATGTAATCGTCTCTCCGTACATGCCTTTCACGGCAAGCACGAACAAGACGGATATCGTGTTCTGTGACGTAAATGAACTCGGTATCATGGTTGTGGATGAAGAGGTTACGTCTGATGAATGGACGGATCCAGCCCGGGACATCATGAAAATGAAGTTCCGTGAGCGCTACGGTCTAGCCATTAAGAATGATGGTCGCGGTGTTGCCGTTCTCAAGAATATTGTCATCGGTAAGAACTACGACTTTGCTGATCGTCTACAGTTGTCGATCACTGGTCTGACAAGCGGCTTGTCGCTTGACCAGTCCGCAGGTAGACAGTTGCTCTGATATTAGCTAGCTAATTGCTACTGGGCCGGTCACTCTATAATATGAGTACCGGCCCTTTTTCTTCCTATGGCTACAGTCAAAATAAAAAACACATCTAGCTACGATCGGACAGGCGTAGTCACACTAGGCATACCATTCTCTCGTGGATTTAATCTACAATCTACTGATACTTTGGTCGTTAGTAACGCTCTAACGGGCTACACAGACCAAAAAGTCCAATGGTATCCTCAGGGAGCTAGATGGGATACAGGCGCTGTAAAGTACGCTAGAGCCTCTTTTAAGACTGACTTGACTTCGGGCCAAGAGAAGACTGCTACGGTATTAAGATCAAATAATTATACTGGTATTCCTTTTAGTATAAATCCATCCCTTATTACTGGATTTTTAGGTACTTTATTTGAGTTTACTATACAGGGCCGAACTTTTGCTATTCCCATGATAAACGTTGCCCTGAATCTCATCGAGGGCGGCGGCACTAATGATCATTATGCGAGATATAGATATTTTACACATCTACCAGATGTAGGCACAGATCCTCAATATAAGTACATATGGGTAGATCTTATGGTAGAGACACACTCTCTATCTAATACTCTAGAGTTTTATTTCAGATTTGGCTATTACAGATTTTATCCTACACTACCTAACGCTAGCGGGGTAGATCCTAAGCTTTCTTTAGTTAGTCCTGTAACGCTCAGGATATCTGGTCCTAGATCAAAAATTAGATGGGAAGAATATAAGATCCCGGGTATATCCAACGTTAGTACTACTAACAGAGTATACACACTAATTAATCCTTCTGTTCTAGGCAAAAACTCACTTGTTGCAGGACAATCTCACTGCTATAAAGGTGTGTTGGTATTCGATAGCAGCACTACATCCAGCGCTGACCTGGATTCTCAGATATTAGCTATGGCAGTAGACTGGAACTCTTTCTATCCTATTACAGGAGTATTGCCAACTAATCCTAGCTATATTACTTCTAGTTCTGATGCGTTAAATAGAAGTAATACACTCCTAAACTACATGCAGAATCCAGTCAAAAATATTACAGATCCTTATAACTGGCCAACTATATGCAATAATCCTAATACCAGTGATGCTGGAGCGCATGGTCAGAGAGATTATGCTTATGGGCTTCGTGGATGGCCCATTCTATCAACAACTAACTATAACTGGATACCTTTCCTAGAATTCTGTACTAGACAACAAGCTGTCCGCAACAATTGGTTTTATTCTACTTCAGGAACTCCAATAACTCCTACAGAACTAAGACAAGCTGGAGTAAGAATATGGAATGGTACATACTTTTTCTCTAATAATGGAGAAACTTTCTGTGGATTCAATAGAACACTAGGTGACTGGGATGCGCCTAAGGCTGCCCCTTATGGGCAAGCTATCTGGGGTCCAGACAAGGAACACTTTACTAATAAGATGTTTATTTTACAGGGCTTTATAACCATGGATTGGTTTAGCCTTGAATATGCTAAGATGTATTCAAAATACTGGATATATGCTAACCGAACAGATAATTATGGCAGCTATCCTTCCGCTATAAGCACTTTTGGGACTGCCCGTGCTGCTGGTAGAGTATCTGAAATTGCTGCATTCTTGTATGAATTTTATGCAGATTCCGAACTTAAGCAATGGGTAAAAACTAGACTAGACTATAACCTTACACAGCCATTCACTCAGCTAGTTAATAAGACGGCTAACCCTGGCGGTACAGAAGTTATTCGGGCTATAAGTATCCAAGATCCCTGCGGTCAAGCAGCCTGCTTAAATAGCTTACAGCACTGGCGTCCTTGGGAGGAAGCACAGGCTGTTTTAGGATTCTACTTACTTTCTAAAGCTATATTAACGGAAACGCCAACGGATACCCATGGGCTTAGGATGCGAGAGATAGCCAGAGATATAGCGGCTAGCGTTCTATTATTTGGATATGTAGATGGTAGGCCTGGATCTGCAACTAGAAGATTTATTACACTCAGTTTCCCAACTACAGCAGCTAAAGCTGCATTCGAAGCTGGTGTAGGGGCTGTATCAAATAATATAGTAGCTACAGGCCTTACTAGTGGAGCTAATGGAACTATATACCTATATCATACTGACTTTGATACAGGTTCTGTGTCTTCAACAATGTTACGTTTGTATCTAAAAAATGCAACGGGCACGTTCGTTGCTGGTGAGCAAGTCAGAATATTCACAGGCCACCAAGGACAGGTACATGTTATCTACCCATTCTCTGGTGGATGTAAGTCACGAGCGGTGCAGTCTCCGTCAGCAGGATATGCTAGAAATTTGACTACTTCAGAAGAAGAAGCTTTGACTTACCCAGGCGAAGATCCTAACTATGCACCACCAGGATTCCCAGTAGGATACTTAAAGTATAACTATCACTATTACTTATATTCTTTAAACCAGATACAGAGTGCCGTAGTTGCTAGAGAGGCAGCATCAGCTAGCTATTACACCAACAACAATAGTACTATAATAACAAAAGCAAACGATTTGTTAAATTACTTTAATACAAGTGGATATAATACTGATAATGGAGACTTTGAAGAGTCATTTTTGTGCTTTGCTGGATACCTAGTCCAAAATTTAATAAATACAAGTCAGCTATATGTAAATGCAGATGTAATGACTGGATCTAGTAGTATGCCTTCCGTTAGTATTACTATAGATAATCCAGAAATAAGCGCGACAGTTAGTGCTGGAGCAACAAATGCTGCGTGTGAGAGTAGGGGCGCAATAGCCACCGGGACTACAGTTGCTAATGCAGTTGTATCTGCTGCTACAACTATGGCAGCCGCAAGTGGTAGTCAGGGAGCTGGTAAAGGAGGGGCTATAGTTGTTTCCTCGTATACTAATGCTGTATTAGAGAATCAAATTATTGATTCAGTATTCACTACAAATATAGTACCAGGAAGAATTGTGCATACCTATATTAGATTTGGTACATTGGATGAAACCGAAGTACCTACTGATGATATAGAGGTAAGCAACACAGTAAGTCCTATGGATAGTGGAATACTATTTGAATAGTATCAGTATTTTAATACACAAAACGATCGCAATAATAGTGTGAGAACATATAAAAAAATAACACTCCCAGGCTCTGTCCTGGGTGGACCGTGCTCTAGTGTGCTGACAACAGCCTTAGGGCAAAACGATATCATTTTTGAATCGCTACCTTGAATGATGTCATCTTGACCCGGGGAGTCGTTCCCCGGGTCACTTTTCCTATGTCAAAAAAGAAAACACAATCAGTAGAAGAGTTAATTCAGAATATTGATCTCTCCGTTGCTCAGGGAGACACTATCACGCATACTAGCGAACTTAAAGGCAAGACATACACGCTTAATCAGAAAAAGCGCGTGACATTTGGTGTTGGAAATATATGGCTAACTACTAAAAATCCAACTATAACATTTGATAAAGATCTGTCTTCTCAAGAAGAGTCGATTATTCGTAAAGCTATAGCAGACGGAACTTTAGTAGAGGGATCTACAGTAATTTTGCCCATAGATAGAGACGATAAAGTACTAGCAGAATATTGGCATTTAGTTAAGACATATGGTCTAGTGCCCGCTGATACTAAATCTAAATCAATGATAAAATTTAAGTCATTACTACGACTTGGATCTGATAGAAATTGGACAGCTAAAGAAATAGCAAAATACTGTATAAAGCAAGAACAAGAATATAAGAATAGAGAAAATATCATAAGACTACTAAATGATCTGCACAAAAATGCAGACTGTCCTGATTCTTTCTTAGAAGATAACTAATGACTATTACACTGGCATCTAGTACTCCGTCACAAGGCGAAACTGCTTACTTTCTTAATAAGCAGATAGAGTTAACCTTTAACAAGGCTATAGCCTCTGCAAGCCTTACTAATACTATATTCTCATTAATTAACATAGACAATAATGCCAGCGTACCCGTCACGGTTTCTGCAGGATATACTACTGCAACTAAAGTTATACTAGTTCCAAGTACATCCTTAATAGAAAATACACAATATAGAGTAATTATACTTGGATCAGATCAGGGATTAGGAACATATCTGACTGCACAAGATGCCGATACACTAACTACTACCATATATTTTGAGTTTGGTACAGGAGATACTGTATATAAAATTGATACTACAGTAGAGAAGGAAGCAGCCTCCCTCACTAATGAGGGAGATTTATTTCTACCTACGAATGTAAAAGCACTAGGCATCGATTTTACTATAGAACAAGTTCGTCCTAAAAATCATAGTCACGGACTAGCAGAGACCCTTACTGGAGATAGTTTAGTAAGATTTACTTTTAGTAAGGCACTCCTAACCGGCGCAGATATGACTAACTGGGTTGATGTCTCTTTATTTCCGCTGTTAAACGATACTGCATATTTAGCTAGTGGAACTACCCTTGGCGCTGGAGAAATTCCTGACTATACAGTGACTGTAACAGGATCAGATTTATTAGTATCTTTTGATCACGAACTACCAAAAAATCTAGGTATACAGATATCCCTAAATAACACTATAACTTCTACTGAAGGAGACAGTTATGGCGGAAATATGGAATATTCAGTTAATACTAAGCTATATCCCGAAATTTATGGAATAGAAACAATAGAGCGAGAAGTCAGAGAAATAGCTGATACATTTACTCATGACTATATTGGAGCACTTTTATTTAAGAATACTATATGGGCCTGGGAAGGTAATGGAAGACCTATGGCTTTAGACAATCTAAACTTCCCATTTAAACAGTATGTTATGTATTCAACTATACTAGACCTTATGGAAGATCGAGAATTCTATAAGTATGTAGTCGCTGGTACGCGTAGACAGCTTGGAGATCTAGGCGTATCCGTTGATAATATTATAGGAAGATTAGCCATGAAAGTGGCTAAGTACCAAAAAGCTAAAGAGTTAGCACTAGAATCAATAAAACCAGGATGGCAGTTTGCTGTAGGTATAACTACACAAGGATATGCAGATACAGCAATGAATATAAACCGCCTATGGTATTCTACGAATATGCGGTATATTCCTACTAGATTCTCATATCACCAGGAAGATATGCCAGCAAGCAACACACAGATAAACCGTCAAGCCAGACAGAATAATCCTATCTGGCCAAATAACACTTACCCAATCTGGTAACTTATGTCAGATATCATCTATACAAACTTCTTAAAAGAACTTCTTAGCGGTACCATAAATCTGGCTACAGATCCAATTTATGTAATGCTCCTATCCGGTTCTTATACCCCCAGCACATCCCACAGTACCGTAGCTGATGTGGTTTCTCATCAAGTAGTGGATCCTCTAGGAAGCTATTTATCTGGTGGTAAGCAGCTAACCAGCCCCACACTAAGCACTTCTTCTAATTCTGCATACTTTGATGCAGCAGATATAAGTTGGAGTTCGGCTACAATAACTTGTTCTGGAGCGGTGGTTTTCTATTCTGGTGGTACGTCCAACTCAGCTAAAAAACTGATTGTGTGGAAGGAGCTAGGAAATACTTCCAGTACAAATGGTACTTTCCAGATTACCTGGAATAATACCTATGGTATCTTCCGAGTTTATGGTGCATAATGGCAACTCAGTTATATAATCACTTTAAAACAAACTTATGCAGTGGTAATATTAATCTTGGCACAGCTAATATCATGCTGATGCTAGTTAGTGGAGCTTATACCTTCTCTCACAGCCATGCAAATACAGGAAGTATTACTGCGCAAGTATCATCTCCTAACTATACCCCAGGTGGTAAGAAAATAGATAATACTAGTATAAAAATTGATAGCGTTGATAATGAAGCAGTTCTAAGCGGAAGTCCTGTTACATTTAGCACAATTACATGTAGCCCTAGCTACGGTATTGTATATGTTTCTGGAGCTACAACAGCTACTTCCTATTTAATAGGGCAGCTCGACTTCGGCGCACAAACCGTTACCGCAGCAGACTTTACTGTAAACTGGAATACAGAAGGCATCTTTAATCTACTGTAATGCTACCTGATCTAAGAGAAGTAATTGCATCACTACAAGGAAAATCAACCCCCTTATTTCCACTTAAGGATAAGGGTGTAGGATTCCAATGGTTTGGTCTTCGTCAATCAGACTATAGAAAAAAGTGCTCTTGTAAAGGAATACAAGGTACCCAAGACAATCCTAGGTGTAATCGATGCTTCTCTACGGGATACCTATTTACTGATTACTTAGTTAAAGGATATCTATGGATGGGTGTTCTTGGAGTTGGGTATAATGCCGGCCCTGGAATGATATCAACAGATCAGAAAAATGTTGTACTTCAGCATAATCGAGTTATTAACAAGTTTGATCATGTTTTAGAATTAGATCAAGATTTTGATACTGGCCAGATAAGACAGCCATTCTCTATAATTAGACAATATAAGGTACAGGATTCTGTACCTATAAAAGGCGATAGTGGTAGACTAGAGTTCTGGAAATGTAGCATAGAAGAAAGAAACATAGATAGTGGCCGTCCAGGCTCGCTGGGAAATACATACAATTACGGGGGAAATAGATCCAATGACAGTCCCGGATGATGCGGATATCCCCAACTTTGGAGATTACTATCTACAGTATTTCAACCCAGATCGTCAACAATTTGAATTACGAAGAAAGTCTACTAGTCAAGGAAATTTAAATATTTCTGAGTGTATGGAACTTGTAGATAAGGTGATGCGTAAGCATCAGCTATCCTTCGTGCCTAGTAAGGCAGATAAAAGATTACTACTACTTCCTTTTGCTTTTATAGAGCCTATACCTGGTGACAAGATTCTAAATACAGTAACCAAAGAAGTTTACACTGTAGACCAGGTAGTCAAAAATCCGACTACTAACCAATGGAATGGCATAGTAAAGTTAGATCTTATTAATGCCCCTTCTATTGAGCTAAGACATTCTTTAGTGTATCAGAATACTGATCGCTATATAAAATTTAATCACGAATTTCCAGATGTGCTTTTAAACAACACAAGTGCAAATTCTGAGGGTATACTAAAAAATATACCTAATATGTTACCCACTATCACTTGGTCCATAAAGCAGGTAGAACCTGGTGGACTGGGTGAGCCTTTTGGTAGTAGAAAAGAACTTAAACCTAGACTCAGGGAGTCGACAAAAGACCCCTTTGTTCCGGGCCATACAGTTGAAATCTACGGACAATGGATGGATAATGTTGTTCAATTTGATGCCTGGTCTAACAGTTTTCGAACCTCTGAAAGACTAGTAACATGGATTGAAAAGTTACTGAAGCTGTATACTGGATATCTTCGACAGTGCGGCATAGCCAATATGTTTTTCTGGCGTCGAGAAAGTGATCGACAAGAGAATGCATGGCGGCAAAGTCTGGCTGTTAAAGGCACACAGTTTTACTTTCGAACCGAAGAACTAGAAGCAGTATATCAGAGAGATATACTGAAGATAGATATATCGCTAGGTACATCAGATGATCATGCTTTACCATATACTAATCAGTTTAAGTATATAGCAGATCAATTGATATCAGGAAATTACACTCCAGATGAGTACAGAGCGTTATTCTACAGATCAGGCGAGTATCTTTTTGGTGATCTAGATATTCGTCACTAATGGAGATTAAAAAATGACAAACTACCTTCCTCGTGTTAACACAGTCCTTAACGATCAAGGTTTAAAGGTTGCACCTCCTCCCGCTGGTCCGAAAGTAACACTATTAGGCATAACGTCCAACCCAAGCGTTCCTGTCCTAGAGCCGTTTACCGTAGGTTCAGTAGAGAAGGCTATCAACTCCCTATACTTTAGCTTCTCCGGTGCTGCAGGTGGATGGCCTGATACGACCGTTCCAGGCGAACTTTCCCTAGCGATAGAGGAAGCAGTCAATGCTGGGGCACCTCAAATAGAAGTTATTGTTATAGGTAAATACAGTGGTCAGGCGTTACTTGATTACGTCAAACCACACTCTGCACTGTCCGGTAGATATATAGATCTGTCCGGAGCATACGAAGTGCTTAGAAATAGACAACTAGACGTAGTTGTGCCAGTTGGAGCATATATAGATGACAAGATCTATCCCGCTGCTACTGGACAACCAGCTACTTCTTGGAACTTTGGAAAGCAGTTAGCAGATTTCTGCTTCCAGGCAACATCTGAAGATAACTCTTGTGTAGGCGTAATTGGTACTCGTCCAATAATGAGCTGGGCGATGCGCCATGCTCCTAACGTTCTATCAGGTGGACTCTCCTACTTCCCAGACTATACAGGAACAGTAGTTGGTCTTGGATCGGATGCAACAATTTTTGCAGAGTTAAAGTCTCTGTATAGTGATGCATTCGTTACCGGAGGCATAACTGCAGCTTCTGCTACGGAGATTAGATCTGGTATATCCTCTGTTGAGTTCGGAACTCCTTCTTCAAGACTACTAAACGAGTGGCATGCTTTCCACACGTATCCTGGGGATAGCTCGCTACACAGAAGCACTATCTATAATGCTCAATTCTATAATCCAACCTATCTTGGTTGGCTATCTGGAGCGGCAGACCAGAACGGCAATACACTTTCTGATATTGATGTAGACAGCGCGTCTGCAGTCAGTACAGTATATTTCCCATACTGGCAGGCTGTTACTTCTGATGGTTCTGTAGCAGTTGACTCTAGAAATGGTAAAGTAGATGCGGGAGCGTTTATTAACGTATTCTCTACTCCTCTACGGGCTATTGGTACTCAGGTTAGCAAGTCTGCTTTGTGCGTCGGTGCAGCCCTGTCCAATACTTCCAAGAATACCTCTGGTGCGGCAGCTTATGCTGGCCTTATCACAAGCCTAGCTCCTCAGTCTTCTACGACTGGTAAGCAGGTTGGTGGTGTCGTCCAACTGAAGCTACTGTCTGCCAAGCAGGCGAATGACTTGACTGGTATGCGTCACGTTACGATGTATAGCAGAACTAATGGTCTTACCATTGCTTCTGGCGTAACTGGAGCACACAATGTTACACAATATGTACGTTCCGACTATACAAGACTTAGCACATTGCGCATAACGCAAGCTGCAGTTGACCTTATTAGAACTGTAGCAAACAAGTACATCGGCGAGCCGAATAGCTCTCCACAGATGAACGCGCTGGATGCAGAAATTGATCAGTTGCTCCTAAGTATGAAAGGCTCTGGTGCCCTACGTTCTTATAGCTTCTCTATATCTGCTACTCCAGACCAACGAGTATTAGGCGAACTAGATATTAATCTTACCCTAGTACCAGCTTTCGAGATAACGCAAATTAATCTAACGGTATCTCTATCTAAGGAACTCTGAGGTAAACTATGGGAAATAACAAAGGTTTAGCCCCGTCTGGCTCCAATAGATCTGGCAACACATTTCAGAAAACTTACAACTCGTTTTCTGGCGTGGACATGGTTGTCACTTTCGGAGGCAAAATTCTTGGAGAGCTACAGGGTATATCGTTTACTATACAGCGTGAGAAGGCGCCAATCTATTCTATGGGGGAAGCAGATCCTAGATCCTTCTCCCGTGGAAAAAGAGGTATCGCTGGATCCATTGTTTTCGTAGTATTTGATAGATCCGCTCTTCTAGAGGCTATGCGGGATCGTCCGTATGTAGCAAACCGCTATTCTATCCCAGAAGGATTTGAGATAGCCGACGTTAACGTAGACACGATAGAAGTTGTTCCTGGCGTGCTTGGGCCTGCTGTAGGTTCGGCATCACCCAGTATATCTAGAATCGCTCTAGATAAGGTAATAGCGGCTCCTAACTATATTGATCAGGTTCTTCCTTTCGATGTAGTCATAACCGCGTCTAATGAGTATGGCGCAGTAGCCAGAATGATGATACATGGTGTCGAAATTCTGAATACTGGATCGTCCCTGTCTATTAATGACATTACTACAGATGAAGCATGCACCTACATCGCCACAGCAATAACGCCGTGGAGAGATCAAGGATACATCAGAATTAATGCTGATGGTCGTAGTGCTAGTTTCATTGGCGGCTGATATCGGTTTCTTTAATGGGGTTAATTAGGTATTTCTCTAATTAGCCCCTTTTTATATGGTAACACGACAAAGTAAACTCGCCAACCCACACATAGGAAAGTACATCCCTCAGACAAGAGGAGATGACTTCCAGACATTCTCAGGAACAGATATGCAAGTATTTGCATACTTTCCTATATTAGAAGTTACAAATCCTAATGTAACTAAGTATAAATTATTTGCAGAAATACAAACGGTATCTATATCAAGTACTAGATCTATCTCGCCTGTACGTGTATTAGGCTCCTCTAGTCCAATAGCGTATACCCGTGGTGCGCGTTCTTTCGCTGGAACAATGGTATTTGCTACTATTAATGAAGACCCATTTAATAGTGTATTTAGTATAGCGGATAGTGAGTCTATGATGGCTAGTAGTACCTCGCTATCTTCAGATCAATTACCTCCGTTCAATATTGTGATTATTGGTGCTACGGAGAAGGGGGCTGCTGCAGTACATATTTTGAACGGCATTACATTGGTAAATTACGGTACTACATACAGCGTAGATGACCTATATACAGAAACAACATACTCCTATGTTGCTGCTGATTGTACTACACTAAGATCCTTGCCAATGTCTTTAAGTAGCAGACCTAATGCAATAGATACTATAAAAGAAGGCGAATCAATGCTTAAGAAGTTTGGTTCCAAGCCACCCAAATCACTGTCAACGCTTAATACAGAAAAGTATAGGCATGCTGATACTGCTAAGTTGCTATCTAAGTGGTCTATAGCAAAAAATGACTACTAAGCACATGTTTCCTACAGCTAGCACTGTAGCCGTATTTTTAGGCGGATATCATATAGATTTAGCCTATCAAGTCCAGTATAAAGAATCTGCGGATAAAATTCCTATCTATGGATATAGTGATTATGTTTACACTAAAGTAGCGCACGGAAGGAAGTTAGTGCAGGGGGTTCTAGTAGTCAATTTTACGTTTCCTGGCTATTTAAATGCAGTACTAAATGGAAGTGTAGAAACTCCTACGGTACCTAGACTGTATAACAGCGATATAATAAATAAGACCCCAGGTGCAGAGCTAAACATTAAGGAAAAGATAAAATTAAGCCTAAGAACTGAACTTCCACCTAATGGTACTTCAGCAGAGAGAAAAGCGAGAGCGGAGTATATTGCTAGCCTATTAAAGCAAAATAAAGACAAGGCAACAGCCAAGGCAGCCCTATCCAACTTATATGAAGAGCCAGAAAATCAAAAGATAACTGACCTAGTTAGCCCACTATCATTAAAAAGCAATAATTTAGACATGGACGTATATTATCAGGATCCAAGTCTACAAACTTGGTATTTAAAATTTAATAATGTTCACTTCAATGAAGTGAGTCAAGTTATATCTCAGGCTGGAGCAGAAGGTAGCTCTGATCCTTTGTATGAAGTATATAGCTTCATAGCATCAGATAAGACAATAAAAATAGTACAATGAGTAAAATAGAAATTAGTCCAGAACTAAAGAATAAAATTGATTCTGCTAAGTCAGCAGGTCATAGTGTTTATAGCCTAAATGTGGCTGGTATAAAGTATTACTATAGATCTATTAACAGATCAGAATTTAGATCTCTACAGGAAACCCTAACTACAGAAGCAGAGGCGGTCAAAAATCGTTATGATGCTCTAAAGAAGGGTATACCAGACAAAGATCCAAAGATTGATCAAATAAATATTGAATTTGAAAAAGAGGCAAATATTCTAAAGGAACGAGGAGAGGAGCGGTTAATTAAGACAGCCCTACTGTATCCTACTATATCTGATAACACGCCCGCAGGCGTGTTGAGTACGTTAGCAGATCACATAATGCTTGGTTCCGGATACGGTAACGAGGAAGAGCCAGAGGTACTTTAATGTGACATTAAAAGTATTTAATGTAACCAAGGTAGATGAGCTGTTCCATGCCAAGATCAAGTATGGGCAGCTTTTCTGCTTTAAGGCGAACGAATGTATTTATGTGTTTAGACCACTCACAGTCGGCGAGTCTGAGGCTGTAGTAGGTCTAGATGGAATCATACATCAAACAGCTATAGAAGACTGGATTGTAAATACTTGTTTTATATATAGTAATAACTCTAAAG